TTTTGCGAACAATTTGATGATAATTTTGTCCCACATTATCAAGGATACGGTTCAACGTTAAAACCATGGCACAGTTATGATGATACAAAAGGCTTATATCAAAATCACGAAGTTTGTCATATAAAAAATTACGTGCAATTTTACAAGGGTAATCTTTACAAGTGCCCGCCACGTGCAGTTTTAAATCAAACTTTGAATACATTCAGCTTACACGATGACAAAGATTGGTCGGATTATTACAACAAGTACGAGCCATTAGAGCCCACAACTGACACAAATAAAATAAAAACCTGGCTTGATAATCAAAAAAATCCAGAAAAAACATGCAACATGTGTGGATTTATGCACAGCCACGAATACCATTTGAAAACCCAACATTTTCCAAAAAAAATGTTCAAACTCAAGGTCAGCTGATCAAAGATAAATATCTAATAATTGAGGATTTAGCATGGCTGTTACCCAAATAAGTAGAATTCAACATCGACGTGGATTTGAGCAAGATTTACCACAATTAACTTCTGCAGAACTTGGCTGGAGCTTGGATACCAGACGTTTGTATATCGGAAATGGAACTATAGAAGAAGGTGCTCCTGTAGTTGGGGTAACTAGAATTTTAACAGAACATGATATATCTAATATTACCTCAAATGTAGCATTTTCAAACTACACTTTTGTAGGTAATGCAGCAGGCTATGTAGCACAAACAGGTGCAAGTGCTCTAGCTCCTGTTGTAAGAACTTATCAAGAAAAGTTTGATGACATAGTAAATATAAAAGACTTTGGTGCAGTAGGTGATAACACAACAGATGACACAGATGCGATCAATCGAGCCATTCAACAAATATATAAATCTACAGTAAGCCCAAATGAACCAAGAGCAAGAAGATCAATTTACTTTCCTGGTGGAACATATCTTACATCCAACCCAATCTTGATCCCGCCATACGCACGTCTAGTTGGTGATGGAACTAGCTCGGCTATTATTAGACAGAGTCAGGGCAATCGTTCAGTGGCAAATATCTGTGATAGCAGTTTCCAAACTTCAACCAGTATAGGAACCGGTGGTGCAACTGCTCCCTGTGACATTGAAATTTCAGGAATACAATTTTTTAATTCAAATTTGAGTTCTACTCGTCCAATTTTTGTTATTGATAGCGCGAGTAATGTAAGAATACAAAGTTGTAAGTTTAGATCCAATGCTTCAGTAGGATTTTATCCAAACTTGGTAAGTGTTGAAACTTCTGCAGCAACCACTAGTAAAGTTACTTTTGATAGTTGCCAATTCACTAATGGTGGTAATGCAATAGGCATCATTGGTACCGGGGTAACGTCTATTCGTGTTTTAAATACAGAATTTGATAATTTGTCTAATGTTGCAGTAAATTTAAATGACTCACGGAATTTTTGCAGCATAGGAAATTACTTTGGATCAGTAGGTGGTTACTTTATTTCCGAGGGCAATAACTTCCATTTTAGCATTGGGGATTATTATGAAAATGTCAATACAACCTATGCAGGTATTAATCTAGGAAATCTACAAATATCCCCAAGTCAACTGTATTCGATAACAAGTTCACCACTGGCGTTGATCCCAGTGGCAAACACCGCAAGCACTATCAGTTACGATATAAGACAAGGAGCAAATATAAGATTTGGTACTTTTTCTTTCGTTAAAACCACCAGTCAAGTTTTCTATGAAGATTCCTACGTAGAAACCTTGGGTCAAGTAGGGGCCAATCTTTCTGCCAATTCAGATTCTATATTAATATCAGTCGATAGTGGCACAGCAATTTTTAAATATAACTATAAAACATTTAATTAATGTTTAAACTAAAACCAAGCGATCGTTTAGATCGCTGGAAATCATTTAGGTATAGCCTAAATGAATTTTCCATTGGCAAAGCAGTAGAACTGACCAATGAACTTTGGGCAGCTTGTCCATTTACCCCATTTTATCTAGACCCAGAAAATCCTAAAAGTTGGCCTGATCCTTGGACGTTATTGGAAGAAAATTACTATTGTGATCTTGCAAAAGTGTTAGGTATCATATATACTTTACATCTGTGCAATCACGGTGCAGATCTCCGACCTGAACTAAGAATATACCTAAACACAAAAACCAGGCATACATATCATATAGCTTACTTGTGTGATGGGAAATATGTTCTTAATTTGATTGAAGGGGAGATCTTAAATAAAGAACACATTAATCAAGAATTAAAATTACGATACCGCTACACCGCAGCGGATTTAAAATTAGAACAATACTAGGGCGAAATATGCAGATTCAAGTTACCAAGCGAGACGGAAGTCGAGAATTATTAGATTTAGAAAAGTTACACCGAGTTGTATTTTGGGCTACAGAAGGAATTACCGGAGTTAGCGCAAGTGAAGTAGAAATAAAAAGTCACATACAGTTTTACAACGGCATTAAAACATCAGATATTCAAGAAACCCTGATCAAGAGTGCGGCAGATTTGATCAGTGAAGAAACACCAAACTATCAATATGTAGCAGGAAGATTGATCAACTATCATTTGCGCAAGCAGGTGTATGGTGCCTATCAACCTTGTGCCATTATTGACCTGGTCAAGAAAAATGTTGAGTCAGGATTTTATGATCGTGGCTTATTAGACGCTTATACAGATGACGAATGGACACGAATTAATTCATTTGTTCACCACGAACGCGATGAAAATTTTACCTACGTTGCTATGGAGCAATGGCGAGGCAAATACCTTGTACAAAATCGTGTGAACGGTGAAATTTATGAAACACCACAAGTAGCATATATTCTAATTGCAGCAACACTATTTCAAAACTATCCTCGAGAATCAAGACTACGTTGGGTAAAGGATTATTATGACGCTATCAGCCTACATGATGTTAGCCTGCCTACTCCTGTTATGGCTGGTGTACGAACTCCGCAAAAACAGTTCTCTAGTTGTGTGCTTATTGAAGCCGATGACAGCCTTGATAGTATTAATGCTACCACCAGTAGCATTGTTAAGTACGTCAGTCAAAAAGCCGGAATCGGCATTGGTGCTGGAAGAATACGAGCACTTGGCTCCCCAATACGAAACGGAGATGCTTACCACACCGGGGTTATACCTTTTTACAAGTTGTTCCAAAGTGCGACGCGGAGTTGTTCGCAAGGGGGTGTCCGTAATGGCGCCGCTACACTGTATTACCCAATCTGGCACTACGAGATTGAGGACCTGATTGTTTTAAAAAACAATAAAGGAACTGAAGACAATAGAGTGCGTCATATGGATTATGGCGTGCAATTTAACAAGTTGATGTATGAAAGACTAATCACAGGTGGCGATATTACCTGCTTTAGTCCCAATGATGTACCTGAGTTGTACTCTGCCTTTTTCAATGATCAAGAACGATTCAAAGAGCTTTATGAGCGAGCAGAGCGTAATACCAAGTTGAGAAAAAAGACCTTCAAAGCAAGTGACTTGTTTAGTAGGTTTATGCAGGAACGCAAAGACACTGGTCGTGTATATCTACAAAACGTAGATCATGCCAACACTCATTCGCCGTTTGATGAGCGTGTGGCACCCATCAAGATGAGTAATCTTTGCGCAGAAATCGATTTGCCAACTGTGCCGTTAAGAGATGTCAACGACGAGGATGGTAGGATCGCCCTGTGTACTTTATCAGCGATCAATTGGGGCAATGTAAAAAGCCCACATGACTTCGAAAAAATGTGCAGGTTAGCAGTTCGTGGTTTAGATGCATTATTGAGTTATCAGAATTATCCTATTCTAGCAGCACGTTTGGCCACAGAAGAATTTAGACCTTTAGGTGTTGGTATTATCAACTTTGCCTACTTCTTGGCCAAAAATGATGTTAGTTATAGTGACCCTAGAGCATTAGCATTAGTAGATGAGTATGCAGAGGCTTGGAGTTATTACCTACTCAAGGCTTCTGCAGATCTCGCAGAAGAACAAGGTGCTTGCACTAGATGGAAAGATTTAAAGAGTGCAAACGGCGTATTACCAATTGATACTAGAAAACGAGATGTGGATGAACTTGTGCCCTACCAAGAGCGTATGCCTTGGCAATCACTGCGTGAACAAATCCAACGTACTGGTCAGCGCAACGCTACACTGATGGCACTCATGCCGGCAGAAACTAGCGCACAGATTTCAAACGCTACCAATGGAATTGAACCCCCACGCTCGTATGTGTCGATTAAAGGTTCTAAACATGGACAATTGAAACAGGTTGTACCTGAATACAAGCGTTTGAAGAACCGATATGAACTACTTTGGGATCAAATCAGTCCTGAAGGGTATTTGAAACTGTGTGCTGTGTTACAAAAATATATTGATCAAGGAATCAGTGTTAACACATCGTATAATCCGCAATACTACGACGATGAAAAAATTCCTATGAGCGAAATGTTGCAGCACTTGCTTTTGTGTTATAAGTATGGACTCAAGCAACTTTATTACTTTAACACATTTGACGGACAAGGCGAAATCAACGTGGATAAACTGGTTGAAAGCCGAGTAGAGGAACCAGAGTCGATTGATCAAGAAGACTGTGACAGTTGCGTAATCTAGGACATTTATGAAAAAAAGAAATTACTCGTTTGATACTGTAAGACGATTACAGGGATCTATTAGAATAGATCATACCTTGGCAAGACTGGGCGCAGATAAACTGCGTACATTGTTGACCAATGAACCATACATCAACACACTGGGTGCATATAATGGCCAGCAGGCTGTACAACATGCCAAGGCTGGTCTAAAAGCAATTTACTTGAGTGGATGGCAAGTGGCCGCAGCCAATAACACTGCCAATACCACATATCCAGATCAAAGTTTGTATCCGGTGGATAGTGTACCTAGAGTGGTCAAAGGTATCAACAATGCTTTTCGTAGAGCCGATCAAATTGATTGTGCTGAAGGCCGGACAGATGTAGATTATTTCTTGCCTATTGTGGCTGATGCTGAAGCTGGTTTTGGTGGTGCGTTAAATGCATATGAGTTGATGTCACACATGATTGAAGCAGGTGCAGCAGGAGTGCATTTTGAAGATCAATTGGCAAGCGAAAAGAAATGTGGTCATCTTGGCGGTAAGGTATTGGTACCTACCAGTCAAATGATTAGAACATTGAATGCAGCAAGACTGGCAGCAGATGTTGCTGGTGTAGATACAGTTATTATGGCGAGGACAGATGCTGAAGCGGCAACACTTATTACGTCGGATCACGACCCTCTTGATAGTGATTTTATTATCCGCGAGAGAACTGAGGAAGGATTCTTTCATTATAAGAATGGTATTGAGGCTTGTATCCAACGTGGGTTGGCTTATGCTCCTTATGCTGACCTATTGTGGTTTGAAACATCAACTCCTGATATTCAGCAAGCGACTAGATTTGCCGAAGCCATCCACGCAGTGTACCCGGACCAGATGTTGGCGTACAATTGCAGCCCTAGTTTTAATTGGAGAAAATTCTTATCGGAGGCTGAATGTTTGACTTTCCAGCAGGAATTGGGTAAACTAGGATACAAGTTTCAGTTCATTACACTAGCCGGTTTCCACTGCAACAATCTTGCTACATTTGAACTAGCAGAAGCATACAGGCAGCGTGGCATGGCTGGTTATAGTGAAATGCAAGAGCGTGAATTCGCAGCACAAAGTCGAGGCTTTACCACAGTAAAACATCAACGTGAAGTAGGTGTTGGTTATTTTGATTTAATCAGTGAAGCAGTAGGAGCGAAGTCAACAGCAGCAATGGCACACAGTACCGAAAAGGATCAGTTTTAATGAGCGTGTTTAATATTAATAACAAGAACAAACATACAGAAGCGTTGGCATTTTTAGATGTATCAGGCGCACAACCTATTCAACGATATGACACACTAAAGTATAGACAGTTTGACAAACTGACAGACAAACAGTTAGGCTTTTTTTGGCGACCCGAAGAAGTCGACGTACTAAGAGATGCCAAGGACTTCAAAGAACTCACCGAACATGAACAACACATTTTTACTAGCAATCTTAAGCGACAAATCCTTCTTGATAGTGTTCAAGGCCGTAGTCCTAACCTTGCTTTCCTTCCCATTGCTACTATTCCTGAGCTGGAAACTTGGATTCAAACTTGGGCATTTAATGAGACTATTCATAGCCGCAGTTACACTCATATTATTAGGAATGTTTATAGTGATCCTAGTGTTGTTTTTGATGAGTTAACTGACATCCAAGATATTGTAAACTGTGCCAAGGATATCAGCAAATACTATGATGACTTAATTGATAGTGTTCAGTATTACAATTTGTTAGGTGTAGGTAATCATTCAGTAAATGGCCAAACAGTTATTGTTGATCGTCGTGAGTTAAAAAAGAAATTGTGGTTATGCCTTAACTCAGTAAATGCCTTGGAAGGTATTCGATTCTACGTGTCTTTTGCTTGTAGTTGGGCCTTTGCAGAATTGAAAAAGATGGAAGGCAATGCTAAAATAATCAAATTGATTGCACGAGATGAAAATGTTCATTTAGGGTCAACGCAAACCCTTCTCAAATTGCTACCACAGGATGATCCTGATTATGCTTCTATAAAAGAAGAAACTCGTGCCGAATGTACAGCAATGTTTTTAGCAGCCGCAGCGCAGGAAAAAGCCTGGGCACATTATTTGTTCAAAGATGGATCAATGATTGGTCTTAACGAACAATTGTTGTGTCATTATGTAGACTGGCTGACCTGCAAGCGTATGACAGCAGTCGGCCTAGACTGCGGCATGAAACCTGGTTCAAATCCTTTACCATGGACACAAAAATGGATCGCCGGTGCAGAAGTTCAAGTAGCGCCACAAGAAACAGAGATTAGTAGTTATGTAATTGGTGGTACAAAACAAGACGTTGATAATAATACATTTAAAGGATTCAGTTTGTAATGGTAACAATATATTCAAAAAACAATTGCCCATTTTGTGATCGTGCAAAAGCATTATTAGAAAGCCGGGGCGTTCAATACACAGAAGTTAACATCGAGAACGATGCAGAATCACGACAGATGTTGTTAGATAAAGGCTTAAGAAGTGTTCCACAAATTTTTCATGGTTATGAATTGATTCCTGGTGGTTTCAACGGATTGAATTCTAAACCGGCAGAATTTTTTCAACAGTTGAAAGGTTAAGATGTTAATTTCAAAAGGTTATCAAGAAGGCGATATTGTCAGTTTCAAAATTGTAAATGGCGACGAGATTGTTGGTCGAATTGTAGATGCTGGCCCTGAAGGTTTTGAAATCGCCAAGCCATGTACTGTAATGCCCGGTCCGCAAGGAATGGGATTAATTCAAAGTTTATTTACTGCTGATTCAGATGTAAATGTTGTTCTACGAAAAGAGCATGTTATCATGCATGCTCCTAGTATTGACCAAATGCAAAAGCACTACATTAAAACAACCACCGGTATTGAACCAGTCACACGTGGGAGTATTATTACCTAATGCCTGGAGTAAGTAGAGTAGGTGTTGACAGCGCCGGGGGTACAATTACGGGACCAGGAGTTCCTAGTGTGGTTGTAAACGGAGCGCCGATTAGTGTAAAAGGTGATGCGGTTGCCGGCCACGGTACCGGACCACATGCTGGACCAGTTATGGTAGGCTCCAGCGGTACAGTTTTTGCTGGTGGTATAGGCGTTGTCCGAGCCGGGGACGCGGCAT